TACTGATCCTAGTTCTACTAATGAAGATGAGCCTGTTATAGACACTTCACTAAATCATTATTTTTCAAATACAAATGTTGTTAAAAGTTGGACAAGTCCTGGATTAAGTTTAGTTGATGGTGGTAGCACAAATGATATTATGTACCCTGTAGTAGATTATGGTCATACTAATATGCCTTATAATAGTGCTATGTTTTATGATCCAACAAGTATAGAAAATGATTTAAGCTATTATGGAGCAGTTAGAACAGGAGATTTAAAACCTGCAATAAGGCTACAAAGATTGTTATTGTTAATTGCTCAAAAGGCAGGATATACAATTAAAAGTACGTTTTTAGGAATAGATGGAACAACACAAAGTGATACAAGTTTGTTTAGTAGATTATTTATGACACTATCTACAGAAACAACTAGAACGCAAACTTTGTTCAATACTACATCAGGCTCAGAAGCACCAATGGTAGGGTTTAAAGCAGAATTAACTAATACTACTGGTACAGAAATATATACTAATAATGATTATCCTGACACAAGCGATGCAACTTGGTTTGCATCGTGTATACAGCATTTAAACGCTTTTAATGAAGTTTACGATCCAAATAATATATTTAGTGTTACAACATATAATGGTCAAAGTGAATATGATGGCGATAGCATACAGACTCCAACAATAACATTTCCTAGTGATTTAGATGGAGATGACGTTGTTTTAAGTGTAGGTACTATAGAAGTAAAAGTAGATTTTTCAATTTTAATGCCTAATGCAACAAGTGATGGCACACAAATAATACAGGGTAGTATTTTGTATGGTTGGATAAAAAACGGAATATATAACACGTTTGATGATGTGATAGAAGATTTTAGCTATAGTGGAGCTACAACTTTTAATTTTAGTCATACATTTGAATTGAATGTAGAACCTGGTGCAGTATATAATTTCTTTATTACTATGTTGGGTATGAGTGAGCCAATACAGATATATTATCCTGAGTATGATATAACTACAAATAGTTCACAACAGTTTGATCCACCAAAACTATTTACACCTTCCGTAACATCTTTAACTATACAAACTTTGCAAAGTGAAGAAATGGCATTAACTAATGGTTTTGAAAATGGTATTGTTTCTATGTTTCATAATATGCCTGATATATTGCAAGAGGATTTTGTAAAAGATTTAGTAAATAGATTTAATCTAGTAATTAAAACTGATGCAGATGATGAAAAAAAATTAATTATAGAGCCATATCAAGATTATGTAAATTTAGGTACTACTCAATATTGGACTGATAAAATAGATTTAAAAAAAGAGCAAGTTATTACAACTACTAATGACATGCAGTCAAAAGAATATCTACTAAAAGATAATGAAGATGCGGACTTGTTAAACAATAGATATTTTCAAGCATATGAAACAGTATATGGAACATACAAAGAAGTAAAAGCTAATGAATTTGCTAAGGGTACTTTTAGTAATTTTAGTATTATGGCTCCTTTTATTGCACAAGGTATTGCGGATTGGTCTAATGGTAATTTAAACGGTAATTTTACTAGTCAAGATGTAGCTGTAGCATATTTATTTGAAGCAGATGAGGGTTCTAGTAGAAGTGTAATAGAAAATCAACTACCTAAAATATATTATTATAGTGGTACTCCAATAACTATTACAGGTACGGATAGTATTTTTAATTTGCCTTATAAGTTTCACGTTTATAGTAATAACTATAATATGAATAACGATAAGCACCCGTCTGATGATAACGATGGTTCAGTAAATAAATTTCCACTTTGCACACAATACAATTTAGATAGTATAGGATCAGGTGTTACTGCTAATACTAAAATATTTAATTGGACGTGGTATAATCCTTATTTTAACACAGGATTTACTTTTGACTATTTTGGTGCTACTTATACAGACAACGGATATTACAATGAATATTGGGCGCAATACTTAAACGAATTACATTCTGACGAATCTAGAATAATGGAATGCCATGTAAATTTAACGCCACAGGATATTAAAGACTTTGCAGGCAGTGGATTTCAAAATACGTTTTTTATTAAAAATACCTTATGGCGAGTTTTAGAAATAAAAAATTATTTAGTAGGTGGTAATAAATCAACAAAAGTTAAATTAATCAAAGTAATAGAAAAACTACCTAATGATTGCGGTGCAGTAAATGTTATAACAGGTTCAGGATTGATGACATGGACTGATAGTGCAACAGGTGCTAGTACAACAATAACTAATTCTTGTTGTGAAGAAGTTAATGATAATTGGACTTTTATACAAACCAATGCAAATGGAACAGGAGATTGTTATGCTGCAAGTAACTCTAGTAATAGCGGTACTTCTTTTGCATCTTTACTACCATATAATCCACCTGTAGAACCACAAAACTATGGTGCATTGATTCCTAGTAATATGCCTACAATACAAAATTCTTATGCTACATCTATTGGTTATGGTAAGTCTATGCAGTTTTTTTGTGAATGTACTACAACTGATAATTCAACTGCATTTCCTTTTACATTTAAAGGTATAACGTCAAGCACTGTGTATTTCCCTCAATTTGTTACTAGCTATGTTCACTTAAAATTAACAGGTACTGTTTTAAAGGGTGCAAATACTTATAGTGTAGGATTTTTTGAATATGAAATAGTTATAAAAAACATAACAGCAGGAAATGATTATGTAGGTACAAATGGCGGAAAGGTTTTAAGCAATACAAAAGATACTAGCTTTACACAGCCTACAGTAAACATTAACAATTTTAGAGGTGGTAAATGGACACCGACAGTAACAGGTGGATCAGATGAGTTTGTTTTTTGGACTGCTGAATTTAACATAACAAGTAGCCCTAAAATATATTTAAAACAAGCTACAAAAAAGGTTGCATTATATCAAAACGCAGATCAAACAGATCAAATAGCGTTTCAAAATACAGACTATTTATTATGGAACTAGAAAAGTATATTAAATCAATAGGCAAAACTATGCCAATGTTATTACAGATGTTATCTAATATAGATACTGACGATGATAAATATGCTTTTGCAACAGGTGCAGAGGAATATCCAACAACAATAAAAGAAACATTAAAAAGAATAAAAGATATGCTATGGCAGAAAAAGTAACAATAGAGGTTGACGCAGAGGTAAAAAAAGCGTTAGATAATTTAGAGAAAATAAAACAAAAGATTGATGATATTTCTGATGATACTAAAGAGGTCGGAGATTCAGCAAAAAAGGCAGCAGAGGGAACAAAAACTTTAGCTACAGGTTTTAATGCCGTAGGCGTAGCTATGAAAGCTGCAAACTTTACTTTAGTTTCAAAAATGGTTAACAAATTATTTGAGGGTTTACAAAAAAACCAACAAATAGCAGATGCTGTTTCAACTGCATTTAATATTATTGGTGTAGTTACAGGTAAGGTTAGTGAAGTAATTACAACTGCTGTAAATAGGGCAGGAGCATTAACAGGTAATTTTGACGCTTTAGGTAGAATTATAACAAACTTAATTAAACTTGCTTTAAATCCTGTAAAACTTGTTTTTAATAGTTTAGCTTTGGTTATAAAAGAAGTACAATTATCTTGGGAGCAGTCGTGGTTAGGTAAAGGAGATGTAGCTAGAATACAAGAGTTGACACAACAAATAACAGGATATAAACAAGAAATAAAAGATGCAGCAGAAGAAACTTTAAAAGCAGGTAAAGGTATTGTTGTAGATTTTAGAGAAGGAATTGGAGAAGTTGTTAAATTAGGAGAAGTAGTAAGAACAGAATTTAACAATACGTTTAAAGACTTAACAGTAAAATCAGTATTAGATCAAGCAGAAGCAGTTACAAAAGCTACAACTAACATTGGTTTACTACAAGCTAAATTAAATGAAGTTAGGATAGAATTTGAAACACAAGCAGAACAACAAAGAGCAATAAGAGATGATATTAGCCAAAGTATAGATGACAGAATACAAGCAAATGCAGAACTATTAAGAATTTCACAAGAACAAGCAGATGCAGAAATAGAAGCTATAAAAGCACAGCAAAGTGCATTAAGGCAAAGAATGGCAGTAGAAGTTGATAATGCTGATTTAAAAGCACAAATAGCAGAGCTAGACAATGCTGCATTAGAAACAGAATTAAGAAGAACGCAGTTAGCAAAAGAAAGTAAAGAACAAGAAAACGCTTTAGATCAAGAAAGAATTGCAAACAAATTAGAATTAGATAGAATTACAGAGCAAGAATTAGAAAAACAAGAAATAGAACTTACTGCTGAAAGAGATAGATTAATAAGATTAGCAGAAGTTTCTTATACTGTAGAAGAAGAAAAAAATGCTAAAATATTACAAATAAAAAATAAATTTGATAGGGATATACTAAAAGCAGAAGTAGCAATGCAGTCAAAACAAGAGGCAATGAGGCAACAAGAACTGCAAAGAGAAAGAGCATTACAAGAAAATAAAATGGCTGTTATAAGTGGTGCTTTAAGTGGTATTGGTGCATTGGTAGGTAAAGAAACACAAGCGGGTAAAATGTTAGCAGTAGCACAAGCAACCATAGATACATACGCAGGTGCAACAAAAGCGTTAGCACAGGGTGGTGTTCTAGGTTATGTTGGTGCAGCAGGTGTTATTGCAACAGGTATAGCTAATATTAAAACAATTACACAAACGCCTATACCTGATCAACCAGACGGACCACCACCACCTGCTCCTGAACAAATAATGCAAAATGCACCTGAAGAATTGGCTTTGCCTACATTTGGTGCAATAGAAGCAGAAGCTCCACCAGTACAAGCATACGTTGTGGAAAGTGATGTTAGTAACGCACAAGCAATAGCAGATGAATTAGCGTTACAAGCTACGTTGTAAACAATTTTAAACAATTTATATTTATAAGTATGAGCAAAGAAAAAATTAAAAAAGTAGAATTAATTATAGATGAAGAAGCAGATAGATTTGGTGTAGAAGCTATCAGTCTAGTTGAATTTCCAGCGATTGAAGAAAACTTTATGTTTTTTAATAAAGATCAATTTTTAAGTTTAGCTAAATTAGATGAAGAACAAAAAACACTAGTTGGAGCAGTTCTAATACCTAATAAAGAAATACCTAGATACGATCAAGAATTAGACGAAAAGTACACAGTGTTTTTTACAGAAGATACTATAAAAAAAGCTCAGGAATTATTTATGTCAAGTCTAAGAAACAACAATGCTACCTATGAGCATAAAGTTCCTGTTAAGGGATTAAGCGTAGTTGAGAGCTGGATAAAGGAAGACGAAAAAAATGACAAGTCTAACTCTTATGGATTTAAAAAATTACCACTTGGTACTTGGTTTGTAAAAATGAAAGTAAATAATGATGAGATATGGAATAGTGTAAAAGAGGGCAAAGTAAGGGGATTTAGTATAGAGGGGTTTTTTACTGACAAAATAATTGAAGCGTCAAGACCTAAAGATATTATAGATTTAGCTGAAGAATGTACTGACTGTCCTGATGAGGTTACATTAGGAAAGATTAGAGATATTATACTAGAAAATGAATTGTCAGTAGTAGGTACATTAGATGGCGAACCTTTATTTGCTACTAAAGAAGAAGCTAAGATATATGCAGAAATGTTTAAAGGTTGTAAAGGTTTTCATACTCATAGAGTAAATGGTGTTGTAAGATATATGGCTTGTGAAACACACGCAGATAGCACAAAGGTTGAATATACAGAAAATGAATTAGGAAAGAAACGTAAAAAATATAAGAAAAAATACAAGTATGTTGAATACGCAGACTTTGTAAACAATCAGGCATTAGCTAAGTATTCTTGGGAACAATGTATAAGAGATATGGTAAAACAATACGGCAACAAAGAAACTGCTGCTAAAGTATGTTCTTCCATAAAAAATAGGACTGTAAATAGGTAGTCCTGTGAACAATTATTTAAGTTTAATATTTATAAAAAAAGAATAACAATGACTACAATAGAAAAAATCAAAAAACTCTTATTATCAAAAGAGGAAAGCAAAGAAACTAAAATGTATGCTGAGATGATTTTAGATGATGGTAGAGTACTAGCAACAGAAGATGATCAGTTTATGATTGGTTCTGTTGTAATGGTTGTTGGAGATGACGGAGAAACGTCGCCTTTAACAGCAGGTACTTATACTATGTCTGATGGTGCTAAATTAACCATTGATGAAGATTCTAAAATTCTTGACATGGGAGAAGAAAAAGAAGCAGAAGAAGTTGAGAATGAAGAAGAAAAAGAGGAAATGCAAGAAGAAGAAGAAAAAGAAATGGAAGAAATAGATGAGGAAGAATTATCTAAAGCAATATTTGATCACACACCTGATCACGTTAGTAAAGACAAAGCTAAAGAAATGGCTAAAAAAGTAAAAGAAATGGCTTATGGTAACAAAGAAGAAATGTCAGAAGAAGTAGAGGAAGTTGAAGAAGATAAAGAAGAAGAAATGGTTGAGATGTCTAAAGATATGATTTCTTCATTAGTAGAAGAAGTTGAGGAACTAAAATCTCAAATAGTTGAATTAGAAAAAACTCCAGGATCTGTGGGATTTACTCACAACCCTGAAGTATATAATAAATCTGAAAAAGTAGATTTATCAAAGATGACTGCTATGAAACGAGCAGCATATTACATTAATAACAAATAAATATTTAAAAAATGGCAAATAACAATTATAATTTATCAAAAGAGTATCAGTTTGACATAACTGTTACTGACAATACTTACGCAGGTAAGTTAGCTTTGCCTTATGTAACTGCTGCAGTTAAAAGTCCTGACACAGTTGCTAAAGGTTATGTAAGAACAATAGATGGTTTAAATAGAAAAGCAGTAATTTCTAATTTAGGAATTAATGATCCTATTGTTGCTGCATCTTGTTCTTTTTCATCAGGTAATGACACATCATTAACTGAGCAAGTTTTAACACTTACTGACTTAAAAGTAAATGAAGAAATTTGTAGAGGTACTATTTTTCCTACTTGGATTGGAGAAAATATGGACAGAAACGGAAACCTGCCAGGAACGTTTGAAGATTTCTTATTATCTACTGTTGCTGGTAAAGCAGCAGCACAATTAGAAAATGGAATTTGGGTAGCAGACGCTTCTTCAATATTTGGAGCTGGGTTTTTATCTAATGATGGAGTATTTGACCAATCAGGTCTTAACGCCTCAGCTTGTGCTGACTTTACACAATCTACTTTAAATTCAGGAGCAGCTACTACTAATGCTAATATAGATGACGCATTAGCAACAGTATTTAATGCTGTAGTTGGATCACACCCTGGATTAATTGATAAGCCAGGATTTGGATTCTATATGAACAACAAAATGTATGGATTCTATGGACAATTTTTAACTGCTTCTGGTTCTGGACAAGGTATCAATATGAAAGGTTCAGATCAGAGTATTGATGGTTTAACATACTTAGGTTACCCAATTTACAGATGTCCTGGTATGCCAGATGACGCTATTGTTGCAACATATAAAGAAAATTTGGTATTTGGAACTAACCTAGCTACTGATTGGACAGAAGCAAGAGTTATACCAACTTATCAGTATGATGGCTCAGACAATGTAAGAATTGTTATGAACTTTGCAATAGGTGTACAAACTGGAGTTAAAAATGACGGAGTTGTTGGTTGTATATTCTAAATTGAATTAAATTAGGGGTGTGAAATACCACCCCTTTTTTTTAAAAGAGTATTAATAATATAAAATAAATAAACATGGCTTGTAATTTAACACGAGGTTTATTAGTTGACTGTAAAGATCAAATAGGTGGACTGAAAAAAATCTTCTTTACTCAGTCTTATTGTTCTGACATTAGAGCAAGTGCTACATTTAATGGTACTAATGCTTTACAAATGGACACGGCAGGTTTTACTAATTGGGATATTTACGGTGGTTCTACTGTAAATGTTTTTCAGTATGATTTAAGACCTAATCTTTCATCTATGACAGTAAATGTTAATAGTGATCCTGCAACAGGTACTACATTCTTTGAACAAACTCTTTCTATTACTCTACAAAAATTATCAGTTGCACAGACTAATGAACTTAAGCTGATTTCTTATAATAGAAGTCAAGTATTTGTCTTAGACAATAACGATAATGTATTTTTGCTAGGAATGGATAATGGTTGTGATGTTTCAGGTGGTACTGCGGTTAGTGGTGCTGCTAAAGGAGATATGACGGGTTTTACTTTAGAACTTAGAGCAGAAGAAAAAGATCCTTTAATTTGGCTTCCTGCAACTGCTGGTGGTGGAACTGCTAAATATCCATTTGATGGATTAAGTGATGAAGCTGCTTTAAATATTGCAGTAGGAACATAATTAATAAATCGTTACTCAAAAAGAAAGGGGCAATATAGCCCCTTTTTTTATTACCAAGATTTAACTTCATTATAAACTTTGTCAAATTGACTTATCATATCTTTTGACAAATCTTCTTTATATTGTCCTTGCATAAAATTTTTATTTGTTTTATATACATTACCATTTAGCAACATTAGTATTTTATTATTATAGATAAAATAAGTTACATTGTTATTTTCATAGATTCCATTTTTCATTACTTTTTTGTTTTAATTATTATACTACATAATATATAAAAAAAATTTAACATAAATACTATAATTATAAAATAATTTTAATAAAATATACAAGTTGTGAACAATATAATGACTTTTATATTTATAATAAACTATATTATGGCTTGGAAAGTTAAAGACGAATACAAAGACCTAAAACCAATAAATATGAATTTGGCTTATGGTCAATTATTACCGCACCAAATAAAAAATTTAAGCGATGAGGTAAAAGATAAATATTTTACAAACGAATCTAAATCTAAGAAGAAGGTAAAAACAAAAAAAGTAGAGATAGAAGATGATTTAGACTTTATAGGTGGTAACAATGGGAACTAAAACAGAAAACGTAGATATAAACAAAAATATGTACCAGGAACTTATTGAAAAACTAGCTACTGTTGAAGATTCAGAAGAACAAGCAAGACTAGTTAAAGAATATTATACTAAAATTTTTACAGTTAGAAGTTAATGGCTACATACAATTTAAATTATTCTGAATCAATGAGTACACTACAATATGTGTACTTTTATGAAAACTTAGCAAGTGCAATAGATACAAGTACATTATCAGGTAAAAATTTACTGTTTTATATAAGAGGTAGAGAAACTAATTTTATTAGAACCGTTGCTGCTTATCCAACAAATAGTGGTGACTATAATAGTCCTACTTTTTTAAACAATGACAGATATTGGACTTTAAGATTAACTACATTTTATCCTACTACTAGCAACATATCTAATTATGACACTACTAGCAATTTAGCTAAAAGGCAGGGTGGTGTAGTTATTCCTATTGGTGATACTTATGATATTGAAGTATATTATACTTCTTCTAGTTATGTAAACATTTTAAATGTTGCTACTGCAACTAAAATACCTGGAATAAATATAGTTTTAAATGTTACAGTAGATGAAACTTTTGATTCTATAGAAACAGATAACCCTTTAAGTTACTATACAGAATATGCAAATAATGATTTAATAGCTCAAAGTGTAGGCACAAAAGGATATAGTAGTGATAACAATAGAGATAGTCAGTATGGAACTCAAAACTGGCAACCAACATACTAATTATGAAGAAAAAAGACAATATATCAGTAATACATTTAGCAGAATATAATCTGCCTACAATTACAGAAACAAACAATAAAGACTGGATTCAATTTGGATCAGATAATTTGTACCCTCAATACTTACTAGAACTATACAACGGTAGTAGTATTAACAATGCTATTATAAAAGGTGTTAGTAGTATGATTTATGGCGAGGGTTTAGACGCTACTGATAGAGAAGATGACGATAATAAAAAGGGTAATTGGTTAGCTTTAAACACTTTGTTACATAATTCGCCTAAAGATACGTTAAAATGTTTAGCGTTTGATTTAAAGCTATTTGGAATGTGCTATGTTAATACTATATGGAACAGACCTAGAACAAAGATAGTAGAGGTTAGGCATATACCTGCACAATATATAAGAAGTGGTAAAGCTGATGCTTATGGTAAAGTAAATGAGTATTATTATAGTGCCGATTGGGAAAACACTAGAAAACACAAACCAAGATACTATAAAGCATTTGACTTAAAAGATAGAACAGATGCAAATCAAGTTTTATGTATAAAAGATTATAGTCCTGGATCTTACTACTATGCAACTCCTGACTATCAGGGTTCTACTAGCTACATACAATTAGATATGGAGATTGCACAATTTCATTTGTCTAATATCAAATCAGGTATGTTTCCGTCTATGGCAATAAATATGTCAAACGGAATACCAACAAGAGAAGAAAGAAGAACTATAGAAAGACAAATAAACGCTAAGTTTGGTGGTTCAGGTAATGCGGGTAAAATACTATTGACGTTTAATGATGGTAAAGATACTGCTCCTGAGATAGTACCTATTAATGCTAATGACAATTCTGATAGCTACCAATTTTTATCTACAGAAACAACTAGAAAGGTTTTAACAGGACACAGGGTTACAAGTCCTTTATTATTTGGAGTAAAAGGAGATGGTTCAGGCTTTGGTAATAATGCAGATGAACTTAGAGATAGTTACAGCCTATTTAACAATACAGTTATAAAGCCATTTCAAAACACACTTTTAGAGGGTTTAGAGCCAATATTACACGCAAACGGTATAGAACTTGATTTATACTTTAAAACGCTAAAACCTGCTGATTTCATTGATATTAGTAATGTAAATAAACTTGATGAAGATGAACAAGAAAAAGAGGGTATAGATACTGATAACAATGAACCAATAAAAAAAGAGTTTAAAGACTTAAAAGATATAGATACTAAGCCTACAAAAGGTATGATAGAACAGGCTAAAATTGGTTTAGAAATGCGTAAGGAATATGGTAGAGGTGGAACTATGGTTGCAGTTGCAAGAGCGCGTAATATTGTAAACGGAGATAATTTAAGTTTAGAAACAATTAGCAGAATGAACAGTTTTTTTGCTAGACACGAAGTAGATAAAAAAGCAGAGGGCTTTAATCCTGGAGAAAAAGGTTATCCCTCAGCAGGAGCGATAGCATGGAAGTTGTGGGGCGGAGATGCAGGTCAAACTTGGGCAAAAAAAAAAGTAGAAGAAATTAAAAAAGTAAGAGAAGATTTAGACCTGCCTAAAAATGATGAACAAGCATATATAGAATACTTTACACAAAATGCAATAAAGCTAGATGATGATTGGGAAGAATTAAGAGTAGATACAGTTGATACTAACGAAGAAGAAGAAGAAAACTTTTACAAGTTTGCAACTGATGTTCCTGGCGGAGATACCGCAGGAAACTTATTAAAAGAAGCTACTAAGATTGGATTGTTTAAATTGTATTACAGATATTCAGCAAATATTTCAGCTAATAGTAGAGATTTTTGCAGAATAATGGTAGCACTTAGAAAAGCTAGAAACGTATATACAAGAAAAGCTATTTTAAATGCAGGTAGTAGAGCGGTAAATCCTGGATTTGGAAAGAATGGAAGCAATACATATTCAGTTTGGAATTGGAAAGGTGGAGTATATTGTCATCATTTTTGGGAGCGGGTATGGTATTTTAGAAAAAGAGTACCTAAAGGCGAACAAATAACAATAGACGGAAAAACATATAAAGGTGGTCAAGTGTTACCTGATACAACAATTAGAAATTATAAAAAAGTTACAAATGCTTTTGCGGAAAGAATGGGGGTTAATATGCCTTTTAATGATACTAAGGCAACTACTGCTCCTATCAACACTCCAACAAGAGGTAAATACAGTTAAAATATGGCAATACAACATACATTATTTATAAGTACAGACAGATTAAAACGAGATAGTGCTTTAGGTGGATCAGTAGATGACAATTTACTACTACCATATATTCTTATGGCACAAGATAGATACATACTACCAATACTTGGTACTGATTTAACAAATAAGCTGATTTCAGATATACAAGGTAGTAGTTTGACGGGTAATTACTTAACACTTTTACAGACTTATATACAACCTGCATTAGTGCAGTTTGCTTTTGCTACTGTTTTGCCTTTTTTACGTTTACGAATGGTAAATAATAGTGTGGTAACAATGTCAAGCGAACAGGGTAGTAGTGTAAGTCACGAAGATTTGAAACCCCTTATAAATGCAAGTATGGATCAGGGAGAATTTTACAGAGAAAGACTAATTGACTATATACAAAACAATACATCTTTATTTCCTGAATATTCTACTAACACAGGTGCAGACTTAACACCTACTACGCAGAATTACTATGCAGGTTTAAATTTAGATACAGCACCTTTAAGTAACAAAGCTAAATCTTTTTTACAGGGAGCAGATATAACTATATGTTGTTAATATGATTACTAAACAAAAAGTTAAAGAAAGACAAAAAAACATAACTAAATTAAAAACTTATTTAAAGAAAAATGGCAGGACAAAGACTAACAGACAAAACGGCTCTAAATAACCATACAGGATCAGGAGATTTATATATGGTAGTGGACGTATCAGATACAAGTTCTAGTACAAGCGGTACGTCAAAAAAAATAGATTCTAAATTTGTAATACAAACAGATAAAATTACAATATCAGCAGCAGAATTTGGTGCTATGGACAGTTCAGGTAGTGCAGGTAAATTTAAAACATTAGTATCGGCTCCAGGTAGTGGTTATGCAATAGTGCCTTTAAATCTAGTTGTTGTAGTAACAGGTGTAACAGGTCCTTCTGCTGTAATTGCAACATTATATGCGGGGTATCTCAATAATTCTACTACTCAATTTGTTTACGCAAAATCTAAATTTATGCAAAATTTTTTATTTGCTAATACTTTAGTTATGGCTAAAGACGGAAACAAGTATAGTAACAATACTACAATTGATAATTTACCTTTTTATATGTATTCTAGTGGAAATTTTGGTGGTAATTTTGGTGCAGATGTATATATAACATATCAAATAATAAAATTAGCATAATGGAAACATCTAAATATATCTATGCTTTACTAATAATGCTTGTATTTGGTGTAGCAACCTGTAAAGGACAATTTTTTAAATATGCAACTTTCTATACGTCTATGAACATAAATACAAGTATGGTAGAAGATCAAGACTATAGAGCAATAAACAGAGGTTATGAAGAAATTACACAAATCAATCCTTATGACTATTCTTTCCAAATTGGGATTAGAAAGGTTGCAAGATACGACTTTGAACAGAAAAAACGGACTTGGTATACGGGTTCTGATGAGCAAAGCTATAGCGATAATACTACTATCTCTAATAATATTGGGTGGGAGTATTTATTTAATTACGCTTTTATACGTCATCGTTCTGAAAAATTTACTAATCAAGATTTTTGGATTAGATATTTAGGTAATAAAACTGTTACAAAAGCACAAATAAAGAATGATGAAGCTAGAGATTTACAATTTACATCATTTGATACTAGATATAGAATAAACAAAGGTAGGTGGGATTTTACATTTGGTCTAGTAGGTAGAGGTCATAGAGTTTATGGCTACAATCCTATTGCAGAAACTTGGGAGAAAGGACAACAAACATTTTTTGATTTAGCTAATGATTTTGGTTATTCAAGACAATTTGTAAATGGAGATTGGCACTGGTTTAAAAACGATGAATTATTAGCAACGTCAAACGATGAGTTTTTTAAGCATTATTTTGGTTCAGCAATAGCTCAGTATAACCAAAACGAAATAGACGCATTAGGTAGCGTTTATGAGCTATCTACAGTGCTTGGAATATCTTACTATAAGTACAGTAAAGACTTTTGGTTGTTAAGTTGGGTAAATGTACTGCCATATCACTACGGACTAAATGATTTTAGTTATGATTATGAACAAGCTCCTATTGATGTTGATTTAGGACTTGTTACAGGTTGGAAGATAACAAAGTCATTAGGGGTATTTATAGAGGGTACTTATTTAAGGTATTGGGAAAAGCCTATCTATGAATGTAAATTAGGGTTTAATTATTTAATATTTTAGTTATGAAAAAATTGTTATTATTTTTTGTGTTTAGTTTTGGCTTTAGTCAATCAAATTGTGAATTATGTGTAGAGCAAAATGGTTTTTATTGCGGAGATGATGAATCTAATTGGACACAATATTCTCCTAATGGTTGTGTACCTAATGGTTTAAATGATTTGTTTTATCTTAACGATGGTTGGTCAGATTGTCAAGATTCAAGCGATGAGCAAGATGCAGTACCAACAACTTTAGCTGATTGTGATATATACAATATTGCAGATACTATATTTATAACTGATACTTTATATGTTGATGTTATAGATACTTTGTATATAAACACAATAGATACTATAAATGTAACTGAATATATAGATTGTATTACAGGTTTGCCATGTAATAATTCTGCTATTGTAGAAATATTAAACAAATCTAAAAACGAAAATAAAATATATAATATTGATGGTAAAGAAATATATAGACGTAAAGGGTTATATATAGAGAATGGAAAAATTAATTTTAAAACAAAATAAATATGAAAAACGTAATAAATAAAATGATAAACAGTAGAAAATTTTGGTATGGATTATCTATACTAATGCTTATAATGTTTTCAGAAGATTTAGGAATTAGTGCAACAAAAATGCAATCAATGTTAATTGTAGTAGTAGCTTTAATATTAGGTCAAAGCTATGCTGATAAATCTTGCAGTAAATGAAGATAAACGAAAAATCAGAGTTCACACTTGATTTAAAGACAATTATAATGGTAGTTGGCTTTGCTATATCACTATCTGCAACATATTTTACATTGAAAGCTGAGGTTGAATTAGCAAAAACACTACCTAAAAGTGAAATATCACGTTCAGAGATGGATTTAAAGATGGAGTTAATTAGTAAAACTGTTTTATCAAACGCAGAAAAACTAGGCAAAATGGAAAGTGCCGTTGAAAAAATAGAGGAACGGGTTTACGAACTAAAATGAAATTTTTAAAATACATATTACTATTGTTGGTAGGACAGACCATAGCACAAACTACTGTTACAACTGAAAGTGCTTTAAATAAGCACACAAAAATTAATGGGATAGTTGTAGTAGAGTTTTGGGCAAAGTGGAATGATAAAAATGCTTGTAGTTTTTTAAAAGACTTGGAAGATTGCAATACTGTTAGAGCAGATATTGGAATTAGTACAACACTACAAGAAAAATACGATATAGAAGTCCTACCAACTTTAGTTGTTATTAACAATGGTGTTGAAATAACACGTTTTACAGGTAACATTTTATTTCAGCTAAATGTTAAAAAACAAGAAGTACAAGCCAAAATAGATAGCATAATAATAAGTAAATTTGAATAATGAAACTAACATTAGATTTAATAGAAAACGCAGTAAAAGATAAAGGTTATAATTGGTTTGATAAAGGAGATTACAATTTAAATATAGTTGGTGTTAGAAATAGCGAAACCAACAACGAGGTTACAAATAAATTTGATGATAAAATTACACTATCTTACAAAGTAGATGGTAAATGGGAATTTTATAGTTTTGACGCTACTACGGATCCAGGTAAATATTGGGTAGAAAATATAATGAAGGTAGAGGGTGTTGCTTGTTTAAAGCCTGGACAATACAAATCATACAGAATAGATAAGCACAGAGGTATTTATGATTGCTTAGCACAGAGGGAAGGCGAAGTAGAAGTATATAGAGATAACAACAAAGATGGTTGCTATGATTTAGACGATGACAATACACAAACAGGTTATTTTGGAATTAACATACATAGAGCAACTGCAAGAGAGGGTAAAAAATCAACACAAGTAGATAAATGGTCAGCAGGTTGTCAAGTTATAGCAAGTAATGATGATTGGAACGATTTTATATTTGCTTGTTATAAAGCTAGAGAAATTTGGGGAAACAAGTTTACTTATACATTAATTAATAGTGACGATATATATGAAAATTCTTAAAAAATTATTAGGTACAGATAAAGTTATTGATAGTGTAGGTGGTATTATAGATGACCTTGTTACTACTAAAGAAGAAAAAATACAAGCTAAAACAAAGCTAAAAGAGATTATCAACTCTTATAAAATAGAGGTAGAAAAAAACATAACAGCACGTTGGGAAGCAGATGCTAATGGTAATGTACTAACACGTTCTGTTAGACCTTTAGTTTTAATATTTCTTATAGTTTGTACTATGTTACTTGTGTTTATAGATAGTGGTTCTATAGCATTTGAAGTAGCAGACAAATGGACGGATTTATTACAACTTACATTAATAACAGTAATAGGAGCATATTTTGGTGGACGTTCGGTTGAGAAACTAAAAAAATAAATTATCAAAAAAGATTATAGACTTAGACTAACTAAAGCTGAACACGATCTTATAAAAGAAATGCGTGTTTCTAATGGTGGTGTAGTAAATAATGTTCTTGTTATTGGAGATTTACACGAACCTTTTTGCTTAGATAAATACCTAGAATTTTGTGTATCTAAATATGAACAATTTGATTGCACAGAAGTTGTATTTATAGGAGATATAATAGACAATCATTATTCAAGTTATCACGAAACAAATGCAGACGGAATGGGTGGAGCAGATGAATTAGAACTGTCTATAAAACGTATTGCTAGATGGTATAAAGAATTTCCTATAGCAACTGTAATAATTGGAAATCACGACAGAATGATTTTTAGGAAAGGGCAAACGTCAGCAATACCTAGTAAATGGATAAAAAGCTATAAAGAGGTTTTAGAAGTGCCTAATTGGAACTTTGTTGAAAGATACGTTAAAGATGGTGTTCAATTTTTACACGGAGAAAGTGGAACAGCCAAAACAAAGTGCAAAAGTGATATGATGAATACAGTACAAGGTCATTTACATACTCAAGCATATTGCGAACACTTTGTCGGTCAAAATTTTAGAGTTTTTGGAATGCAGGTAGGTTGTGGTATAGATCACGAAAGTTACGCAATGGCTTATGCTAAATACGGAAAGAAACCTGCTATAGGTTGTGGAGTTGTTTTAAACAATGGTAAGTTACCTATAAATCTACTAATGGAATTATAAAACAATACCTTTTAAAACTTCACGTTCTCTTATAAAGTTTTCATAATCTAAAGCAGATTGAATTAGATAGTATCTTTTAAATTTCTTAACATCTCCGTACATATTTTTTTTGCTTATATAAAAAGATTCTATTCTATAATCATCATTTTTTAAATCTCTTATTACACCCTGTAAATCTAATATTATAAGTTTTTGCATACATTCTAAAGTAGTTATGCTAAAATTATCCTGGAAATATTTTATTAATTGTTCTTTTTGTGTCATTTTATTTATTAAATTACATTATTAATTTCTTCTTTTAAATCTTCAAAATATTCTGTATCACTAATTAAATATATAAGATACTGTATGTCTTTTTTTGGATTTTTTGATTTATTCAAAATAAAATCTATGTATTTATTTATTTGTTTTTCGTTCATTACTTAATTCTATTATTATGTTATAAAAGTATTTATAGTATTTGTCAAAATCTAACTGAGCCTCTTTAGTATATTTAAAACTTCTATATTCATCATAGTTGTTTATAGTATATTCTTTATTAAGATCAGTATATTTTTTTTCTACTTTTTTGTGTGCTAAAGCTATTGCTAAAGTATCTGCATTTATATTTATGTTCATTGTTCTAGTTTTATTGGTTCACAAATTTCTCCGCAATCAGAACATCTTTGACTATCTGAATTGCTAGGAGCATTACAACAATCTGAATATATATCTAATATTTGTTTTTCCATAATTAAGATTTTAGTTTTCTGTTTTTAGAATATTCGCACAAATGACAAATAGCTAAAAATATTGTTATTATTATTATTTCCATTACTTTTTGTTTTTATATTCTACTTTAATTGGTTTTCTTTTAAAATATTCATTGTTAGATATTTTATCTATATTGTCAAGAATATTATTAATGTTCTTCTCCCATTCTGGGAAAGTTTGCTCTGTCATTATTTTGTTTTTTGTTTTCATAATACAAATATATATAAAATAAATTTAACAAAATAAATAAATACTTTATACTTTATTAACAATTTTTATGTTAATATCTTTTTATTTTTGTAAAGATATTTTAACTATATTTGATAAAATTATTTTATATGAGATTTACACAATTTAAAGCACAAGATGAAGTAAGAGAAACTTTGATCTTAGAGATGATGAAAAATAAAGTAAGAAAAAATCACTTAGCAAAAGAACTAAATTTGTCATATCCGACAATGCTTTCTAAACTAGAGCAACCTTTTAGCTTTAAAGTAAGTGAACTTTTATTACTTTGTGAAATTGTCAAACTTGATATTAACGAATTATTAATTAAATACTAAAAAAATGGAAACAAGAAAATCAACAATAACAGAATTAAATTTACAGTCAGAAAAATTTAACGATATGTTTATATTTACTATATGTTTTGAAAATGGAGATATAGGAAAATTATACAAAAGAAAAGATAAAACTTATGAGCAAGTCGGAGATGAGGTAGAATATACTTTAAGTCCTAAAGGAACTGTTAAAATAGCTTTTAAAGGCGAAAGTAAATTTAATGATAATAATAACAAGCCAAGCTACTCTAATAATAACAATGATGCTAGAGAAGATATTAGGTTTAGCGTTGCTTTTAAAGGAGCAATAGAATTAGCTAGTGCAGGTAAAATAGGAATAGATGAAGTAGAAAAATTTACTGTTATGTATGACGATTTTTTAAAAGATAAGAAGTCAGTTGAGATGCCTTTTTAACGAAGCATTGTTAATAACTAACAATATATTTTAATAAAATGTAAATAATTTTTATATAATTTAGAACAATGAAAAAATCAATACTAGCTACTACTCCTTTTTTAATTATCAATAAGTGTTTGCTTGTTAATTTAGGTGTAGATGCTAGTTTGGTTTTATCTGACCTAATACAAAAAGAACAATATTTTAAAGAAAGCTGTCAAAAATATGATGGCTTTTTTTTTAATGTAACTAATGATATATCCTGTAGCACTACTCTATCTTATTATCAAATTAAACAAGCAATCTCCGTCCTGGAGAAGTGGGGCATAATTAAAGTAGTGCTAAAGGGTGTACCTGCTAAAAAGCATTTTAAGATAGATCATTCACAGATATTAAATTTTTTAACATCTAGTATTGAAAAAACTGAAGAACTAGATTGTAAGAATTTTAATAACAAGATGTTAAATAATTCTAACTCTATTAATAATAATAAAGAAATAATAATTAAAAATAAGAAAGTATATACACGCAAAGAAAAGTTTATAAATGAGATTAAAGAATTAGAACCTAAAGAACATATAGAAGATTTTGTGGATTATTGGACGGAAGAAAATAATGCAGGTAAGCAAAGATTTGAACTTGAACGCACTTGGTCAACATCGTTAAGGTACAAACGATGGTGTCGTAACCAAAAAAACTTTAGTAAAGGAAGTAGTGCAAATAATATGCCTGACTTTTTAGATAGTGCATATTTGAATAGAATTAAAGATGATCAAGCACAGATTAATAAATATTATAATTATCTATGTTCTTCCTGCGGATATGAAAAATACGAAACAGTTACAGGATATATAAAATACAGGAAGAAAAGATGATGTTTATTACTTTAATTAGGAATGGTATAGTATTTGGTGTAAGACACTTTGCACCTGATGAAGTAAGAACGTACTGGGAAATACATATTTATTTAGCAATTTTTCAAATTAACATATTTATAATAAATGATAGAGATTAGCAATTTAGGTTTAGTAGCATTAATATTTGCAGTATTTACATTAGGGTTTTTTACTGCATTATACATACAAAGTCAAATAAAATGAAAGAACAGGACTTACACAATAGTATAGTAGATTATTTAAACTATTATCCTCATATACTTTGGACTTCTACTTTAGGCGGTGTTTATTTAGGTAAGGGTAACTATAAGCAAAAAGCATTAGTAAAAAAGCATTATAAAAAAGGTGTGCCTGATATACTAATATTTGAACCTAATTTAAAGCATAATGGTTTAATGGTTGAGCTGAAAGTTAAATACAATAAGCCTAGTAAAGATCAAAAACTATGGTTAGCTAATTTAACTGCTAGAGGTTATAAAGCGGTTGTTTGTTATTCACTAGAAGAATTTATAGAAATATTTACTAATTATACTAAAACTTTATAATGTTTAAAAAAAACAATCTTAAAATAATAAATGCAGATTGCATGGATATAATGAAAGGTTATGAAGATGATTATTTTGATTTAGCTATAATAGATCCACCTTATGGTATTAATAAAAAAATAAAAATTGGTAGTGGTATGATGAAAAACTACACTAATAAAACAAAAAATATTAGTTGGGATAATTCTATACCTGATGAATCGTATTTTAAAGAACTTTTCAGAATAAGTAAAAATCAAATTATATGGGGTGGTAATTATATGATTAAGCACTTATATAATACAAGCTGTTTTTTAATATGGGACAAACAAAACGGAACAAATAATATGGCTGATGCAGAGATAGCCTGGACATCATTTGTTTCATCAATTAGAATATATAGAGGTCATATTTTTAAAGGAATAGGTTGCACAAAATATAAACCTATTCACCCTACTCAGAAACCAATTAAATTATATGATTGGATTTTAAAAAAATATGCAAAAAAAACAGATAAAATATTAGATACTCATTTAGGAAGTGGCTCTAGTGCTATATCTAGTTTTTATTATGGTTGCAAAGAATTTGTAGGAATTGAAATAAATACAGAATATTACAATAAAAGTATAAAAAGAATACAACAAGAAACAGTACAAATTAAATTATTATGAGAAAGAAACACAGTCCACCAAAAAATATAAGAACAAAAGATGGTAGAGAAAACTTTAGATATTTTTTATTTGAAGTAGATAGAGGTATAACAAATGAAGTTTACATACATAAAGAAACACAAACTATATTTGATGAAGATGAATACATACTAAACAAGATTGATTTTATACAAGATCAATACAAACAAATGGTAGTAGTAGAAATTAGTCCTTTAGGAAAGTGGGAATACAACGCTTTAAAAAATACTGGTGTAAAATTATTTTCTGACTTGTGGATAAACTAAATGAATATTTAGATAAAAGTTATCAGAATTTGCTAGATATAAGTAAAAGAATAACTAGCAATAGACACCCTGATTATGAAGATTTGCTACACGAAACAATTATAGCTTTATATAATGCAGATGAAAATAAAATTAAAGATATAATAAAACAAAAAAAGCTAACATTTTACATAGTTAGAATAATGTTAAATCAATATCAGAGTAGCACAAGTCCGTATTATAAAAAGTATAGAAAACAATATAATGAAAAACAATTAAAAGAATTTTATATTTATACTAAAGCACCTTTAACAAAAGAGAAGATTAAACAGTTAGAGGAACAAGAAGATAGATTACAATGGATAGAAGAAAAATTAAAACATTTAAGTTGGTTTGATGTTGAGGTATTTAAGATATACTATAAAGAAAATTATAGTCTAAATACGATGAGTAAAGCAACAAAAATTAACAGAAGTACATTAGGAAAGTCAATTAGGTATATAAAGAATTATTTAAAAAGTTTAAAATGATAGAATTTGTAAAACACTTTTTAGGATTGTGTGGAGAGCCTCATTTAAACATATTTACAATAATGATGAGTACACCTATAATTAGTTACATAATATATAAATTTATAAAGTTATGACAAAATCAAAAGGAATCGGAGATGATATTGCAAAATTTACTAAAGCAACTGGAATAGATAAATTAGCTAAAAAAGTATTAGGAGATGACTGTGGTTGTGAAGAACGCAGACAAAAACTAAATCAAATGTTTCCACACTTTAAGAACATTAGACAGTTTACAGAAGATGAGATAAAGATATATGATGAAGTAATGCCTGTAATAGAAAAAAGCCAAAGAATAACAAAAGATGAAAAAGTTATTGTTAATGCTTTGTATAAAGGTGTATTTGGTAATAATCCAACCTGGAAATCTTGTAGTCCGTGTAACAAACAAATAATAGATAACCTGAAAAAGGTATATAAAAAGTCTTGTAAAGTATGAAAATAAATAGAATATGGTCAATGCCTAATAAATGGACTTTTAAAATTAAACCAATTAACGACTTAATAAATAAATATGGTGGAGATTTTAAAAATTGGATTGATCCATTTGCAGGAATGAACTCTCCTGCTGAAATAACGAACGATTTAAACCCTAAAAGTTGTGCTAAATATAATATGAAAGCGTTAGATTTTTCCAAAATGCTAAATGGAAAATATTCAGGCGTTTTATTTGATCCCCCATATTCAGGCAGACAGGTTAAAGAATGTTATAATGACTTGGGAATTGATGTTTTAAGAGATGATACAAACGCTTTTTTTTATTGTAGCGTAAAAAGGGAATTAAGCAAAAAAATAAAATTAGGCGGATATGCTTTAAGTTTTGGATGGAATAGTAATGGTTTTGGCAAAAAGCATGGTTTTGAAATAATAGAAGTTTTGTTAGTCGCGCATGGTTCAGCACACAACGACACGATATGCACAGTAGAAAAAAAAGTATATAAAGAAATCTTTTAAGATATGAAAAAGCACGTTAAAATATATATGGATTATCACGATTACGTTTTAGATGATGTAATTTTATGTTCTGCTTGTGGTGCAGTTGCAGTTGACATTCATCATATTTCAGGACGTGGAATTGGTGGATCAAAGAATAAAGACTTTATAGAAAACCTTATAGCTTTATGTAGAAGATGTCATATAAAAGCAGAAACAGATAAAAAATTTAACAATCAGCTAAAAGAATTAAATAAAAAAAAGCATAGCAAATGAAAATAGAAAAAGTTAAAATAGCAGAATTAAACCCAGCAGAGTATAACCCTAGAAGAATGACTAATAAACAATATGAGGATTTAAAAAACTCATTAGAAAAGTTTGGTCTAGTTGACCCTATAATAATAAACTCAGATAATACAGTTGTTGGTGGTCATCAACGTTTACGAATAATTAGGGAATTAGGAGCGGAATATGTACCTACAGTAAGAGTTAATCTATCTAAAGAAGATGAGAAAGAATTGAACATAAGGCTAAACAAAAATACTGCTGAATGGGATATGGATATGCTATGTAACTTTGATATAGATGACTTACTAGATTGGGGTTTTAAGCATATAGAATTAGGTTTTAACATAGACAAAATAGAAGAAGATAAGCCAACAACAGTAACAGTAAAAGAGAAAGACATAAAACTAGCTAATAAATTATATGAAGATTTAAAGGCAAAAGGATATAAAGTAACTATAAAATAAATTTAATAAAATGGGCAAAAAAGAACGTACACTAAAAAAAGATACACTACTACAAGCATTAGAAAATAGCTTAGGTATAGTATCAACAGCTTGTAATAGAACAGGCATAAGTAGAAGTAGCTACTATAAATGGTATAAAGAAGATGAGGAGTTTAGACAAAAGGTAGATGAAATTGATAATGTAAAGCTAGACTTTGTAGAATCAAAGCTATTTAAGAATATAGAAAACGAGAAAGAAAAAAGTATAATATTCTACTTACAACACAAAGGACACAAAAGGGGATATATACAAAGACAAAATATTAATCTAACATCTAATGAAGAAGATATAAAAAAGATTGAAATTGAAATCATTGAATCTAAAGGGAACAGTAGTTCTACAAAAGAATCTTAAAGCTAGTACAAGAATTGTAGTTAATCAAGGGGGTACAAGATCAAGCAAGACATTTAGTTTAGCACAATTAATAATACTTAAAGCATTACAATCAAAGGGAAAGGTATATACTATTTGTCGTAAAACATTACCTGCCCTTAAATCTTCTGCGTATAGAGATTTTTTTAATATATTAGAATCACACAACTTATACAATCCTGACAATCATAATAAGTCAGAGCTTACATATAAGCTAAACAGCAATACAATAGAGTTTATTTCTGTTGATCAACCTGCAAAGGTTCGTGGTCGTAAGAGGAATTATGTTTGGTTAAATGAAGCAAATGAATTTAGTTTTGAGGATTGGGTACAGTTAACACTAAGAACAACAGAAAGAATTTATTTAGACTTTAATCCCTCTGATCCTTACTCCTGGATTTACGACAATGTAATAAATAGAGATGATTGCACTTTTATTAAATCAACATATTTAGACAATCCTTTTTTGCCTGAAGAAACAATAAAGGAAATAGAAAGATTAAAAAAGCTAGACAGTAACTATTGGACTATTTACGGATTAGGGGATATGGCACAACCTACAGAAACTATATTTAGACAATTTGAGATATGCAACAACATACCAACAGAAGCAACACAAATAGCAATAGGTCTTGATTGGGGTTATTCTAATGATCCTACAGCAATAGCAGAAGTATATAAGCTAAATGACGATTTATACATTAATGAGTTGTTATACGCTAAAGGTTTAACAAATCAAGATATTGCAAATAAGCTGAGGGAATTAGGTATAACAAGACAAACAGAGATAATAGGAGATAGTGCAGAACCAAAGAGTATAGAAGAAGTACACAGATTAGGATTTAACATAAAACCTGCAAAAAAAGGAGCAGACAGTATTAACATGGGTATTGATGTACTTAGAAGATACAAGATACATATTACTAAAAATAGTGTAAATGCTATAAATGAATTTAAGTATTATAAATGGCTTGTAGACAAGAATGGTCAAGTAATAAACAAACCTGCTACTAATCAACTAGATCACTTGATTGATAGCATTAGGTACGTTGCACTAAACAAACTTACAACAAACTATAGTGGTAAGTATTATATATTATGAACAAAAACAACAATTTTATATTTATAACAAATGGCTAGAGAACAATTTGAAATTACAATACCTACAGAATGGAAAGATATTACAATATCAGAATTTCAAAGGTATTTGCAAATAGCAAAGAGTAAAAGAAAAACAAGAGAAGAAGAAATAATAGCTCTGTTTTGTAAGTTAGATAAAAAGACAATAAAAAAAATAAAACTAAAAGATAAAAACATTTTAGTTGATAAAATAAATACTTTTATTAATACTAAAAATGAAACTAAGTTACAAAAGAGGGTTACATTTAAGGGAAAGGATTATGGATTTGTGCCTAATCTTAGTAAGATAACAACAGGGGAGTTTGTAGACATTGAAGAATACGGCAGAGATATAAACGAAAATTTACATAAAGTAATGAGCGTTTTATATAGAGAGATAGATAAAGAGGTAAACGAATTTTATAGTGTAAAACCTTACGATCCTGATGAGTTAGAGATAGATAAGTTTAAAGACTTTCCAATGAGTACAACACTATCTGCGATAGATTTTTTTTTTCGTTTAGGCATAAACTTATTGGAAGATTTAAACAATTATTCGATGGAAGTGATGAGGAAGAACAAGGAAATAAAACCTTAGCAGGTAAATGGGGTTGGTATAACATAATATTTGGACTGAGTAATGATAATATACTTAACATTGAAAAAGTAGTAAAAACAGAGATAACATTGTTGCTAACTTATTTAAGCTATCAACAAGACAAAAACAATATAGAAAGAAACAATTATAATCAACATAAATGATAACATATAAAAACATAATAGACGATTTTAACACAATAGCAACTAATCATTTTTTGATTAACTCTTTCCATAGTGGAATGTTAGACGAGGTTGATTTAAACAAGCTAGATCAATCAGATTTTCCTATACTATATGTTGAGCCTGGAAACACTAACATAGACAAAGGTGTACTAACTTATACATTTACTGTATTTACAATGAATTTAATTAAAGAAGATTTATCTAATCGTGAAGAAGTATGGTCTGAAATGTTACAAATAATGCAAGATATAATAGCTGAGTTTAGACAGAACCTATCAGTACAAACATCAGGTGGAGATAGTGGTAAAAAGTTTAGCTATGTACCTAATGAAGTTGTTTTAAATATGCCTATAAACGCAGAACCATTTACAGTTAGATTTGCTAATATGCTTACAGGTTGGAATGCTACTTTTACAATGCAAGTTAATAATGCTAATTCTTTATGTAATGCTCCTATTGAACCTAGCGATGAAAACAGAGATTCATAATGAGTAAAGACTTTAAAACAACATCAATAGAAAAAGCTCTTACATCATTTGGTAGTAAGTTGATAGAAAAAGCTAGGTCTAATTTACATAAAGACGATAAAGCAGGGGGAACTCTATATAGTCAAATGAGTTATGATATAGAGAAAACAGAAACAGGCGTAAAGTTCAAAATGGATTTTGGTAAAGCCGAGAACTATTGGATGTTTGTAGATCAAGGAGTAAGAGGTAGAGGTGGGTATAAAGGTAGAGGTAATTTAAGGGGTGTAGGAAGTCCATTTAAATTTGGAACTAGATCAGGCAGACCTGGGGGTTTAAAAGAAGCAATTAGAGATTGGGTTTTTAAGAAAAAAATAAGAGGTAGAGCAAGAGCAGATTGGAAAGGATCAAAAGGTGGTCAATTTATAAAAAAAGAAAGTTTAATTTATCTTATATCAAGAGCAATATATCAAAGAGGTCTTAAAAGGTCTAGGTTTATAACAAAGCCATATGATGATATGATAGATGATTTAATTACAAACATACAGTTAGCAGGTAAAGATGACGCAATAGAATATCAAGACGATTATTTAAAAGTACAAGACTTAAACATAAAAATTAGTTTATAATGGCAACAACGATAACACAGAAACCAAATTTATTAAGTGCAGTAAACACACCACTAATATACATATTGACAGAAAGTTCATCAACAGTATATAATGGTTTTAAATTTAGGTATGTTTTAAAAGTAGAAGTAGATGGTGTAGAGATACAAGTTTTAAAAATACATAAGAACCAACAAAACGTAGGTATATTTGATTTAAGTCATATACTAAAAGCTCATTGTGAAACGCAATTAGTAAATCAAAATAGCACAAGTTATAGCATTCATACTTTAGGAATACAAGATGCAGGAAAGGTTTTTAGTCAAAACTCAGGACAATTAGCAAAAGTAACTGTTAAGGCATTTTATGAAGTTGCAACGTCAGCAACTGACGATCCTGCTTTATCATCACAACAAGCATCAGCAGACAGTTTTTTTATACCTGCAACAACGCCTTTTACTAAAACTGCAACAAATGTAGGTGGTTTAGATATTATAAATGTTGCAGATGCTTCATTTAACAACTTTCCTTTGACTTTTTTTATGAATAGCACTTCATCAGAAGATAGTTGTACTTTTTTTACTAATGCACCTACAGTACAATTTGTAAGAGGTTCTAGTACAAGTGCTGATAATTTAGATGAGCTTACTATATGTTTTAAGCAGGGCGATGCTTCTAATGGTATATTAAATCAAGGTAGTAAAATAGATAATATAGCTATACAGTATTTTAATAGTGCAGGTACATTAATTGCAGGAACAAGTGGAAGTGCAACAGTACACTTCTTTGATAATACAAATGCTAATGGTGGAGCTACTTCTACACAGTCAAACACAGTTGCAGAATCAATATTATATTTTGGTTGCGGAACAAAAAATTTACAAACACAAACAGAAGATACTAATGCTAGACCTAGCAATTTTTCTGATTGGTCGTATTATAGAATTTTTGGTTGTACCTCTAACGATATTGCTAATAGATGTACTAAATATTATAACTTTTATAGATATGGAAGTGGAGCAACAGTTGATGACAGGCATCAAAGCTGTACTAGATATGATAATATTAGATTAGCTTGGCGTAATAGATTAGGTGCTTGGGATTATATGAATTTTAGAGGTAGATCAAAAGAAAGTGTAAGTATAAAATCAGAAGAAATGTCAAGAGTTGTAGGTAATTGGGATTCAGCAACTAGCAATACTTTTAATTACAATAATTGGGATAGGGGCAGAGAAACTTTATTTACAGAAGCACAAAGAAAATTAACTATTAACTCTGACTTTTTAAATGAAGATGAAGCATTATGGTTAGAGGAATTATTTACGTCAGTAAACGTGCAAATATTAGAAGATGGCGGTATAGTAAAGCCTGTTATAATTACAGATAAATTATATACTAAAAAAACAAGTGTAAACGATAAGATAAAAATACAATACACAATAAAATTAGAGTACGCAAACAAAGTTAGAACAAATAGCTAATGAAAGTAAGATTAGTAGCATATAGAAAGCAAACAACGTCATCTAGTGAATTATCACAATTTGAATTAGATTTACAAAAAGAGCCAAATGTAGTTGTTAATTATAATTGGTTAGATTTAAAAGATCCTAGCAGAAGAAAATCTAGTTTTAGTCAAACTGTTAAACTGCCTTTTTCTAATGCTAACAACAAGTTTTTTGAAAATTACTTTGACGTTAATTTACAAAATCTAGTTTTTAATTCACAAAAAAAATTCAATGCAATATTATACATAGACAGCATACCACAACTAAAAGGATTTATACAGTTAAAGTCTATAATGTTAAATGCCAGATTATACGAGGTAGCTTTGTTTGGACAAACAGCGGATTTTTTCACTGATATAAAAAGTAAAAAACTTAGAGATGTATTTACTGATCCTAGTTCTACTAATGAAGATGAGCCTGTTATAGACACTTCACTAAATCATTATTTTTCAAATACAAATGTTGTTAAAAGTTGGACAAGTCC